CCCCATCAAAAACACACGTGATGTGCTTATGGTGGAGGTGCGGGGTACTGCCCCCCGGTGTTCGCCATCTTTCAAAACGCTTCAACGTTCTAATCTATTTATTATACCAGAGGATAAACCCCGTTGTCAATGGTTATTATTTGTCTTGGACATCTATTTCGATGGCCTGTGGTGGAATCTTCATTTTTACGTCAGGCAATAGGATTCTCTGATATATCGTCTCGGTGTCATACCAGCAAATACCTTCTGGAACACTCATTGGAATACGAATGAATGAGTCTGCGGTTACGTTCTTTCCTACTGGCCACGCGACATCACCGTTTGGATTTTTTACACTTTGTACGTCATAAATAAGACCATCTGAACACAACAACGTTCGTCTATTGACCTGTACCTTTGGGACAAAACCTCTAGTATATCTAAAATGTACCTTGGCAACCTCACCGGGTGAAACCGGCCCATCTACTTGAATACCCACAACATCCTGAATAGGAACTCTCATGTCTAGATATAACACTGTCGCGACGGAAAATGCTATCAACCAGCAAAATGCTACGAACGATAATGCCATGATGTGTGCTGGTGATTTCACATCTATATATTTGCATTCATTCTTGATAGTGTCGAGTACCGAACTCATAATGTAATCCTCTAAGATGCCGCCATTGATGCCAACAATAACCCTAATATCGACAGTGAAAATATGGCAGTAACACCATATGTAACCACCTTTAGTGATACCATTTCGGGTCTTGTAACATATTGGTCCAAGCGTTTTTCGATATTATCTAATCTGGTTTCAAGGTTTAGAGTACGCTGGTCGATTCGTCCAAGCATTTCATGGATTTTACCAATCTTGTCATACTCATCAAGGCGTTGTTCTTCTTTTTTTTCTTCTTGTTTATTTACTGGCATTGCCCATCTGCTCCGTGTTAGTAATATGTGCTATTATTTACCGTAGGATGCATACGGTAATATACATACATATATGTTACACAGATGAATCGAATGGGAGTATTGTTTCTGGTTCGTCTTGGAGAATGCCAGCGTAGTCGATTCCCTTGCCGCCAAATGCTTCAAGGTTCTTTCCCTCACGCAGTCCAAACTTCATGTAGTTTCCTGTGACTGTCGGGGCCGCTATTTTTTCAAGGTATTCACCACGGTTCTTGCCGTCTTGACCATAAGTTGTAAGTTGTTGGGCAAAACTCAACATACTTGCTTTATTACCGGCTTGAACTAATGTGGTGTCGATGTCGGATACGCTCACATTGCCTAGCTCTTTGCTCAACTGTGCTGTCGATGCCGTCCAGTTACTCTTGGCTGCTGTCAGTAAGTCCTGTGTGACGTTTGATGTGCTGCTCGCAATAGAAGTGAACTCACCGTCAATCTGTGATGTTTTACCAAATACGAAATCATCTAGACTGCCATATACAAACCCAGTTCGTGGGTCAGTAACTGTTTCGGCAGAAACGTCCGTGAACGACCCAGCAAGACCAGCACTAAGCTCACCATACATTGACTCTACTGTTCCGGTCACGCCGTCACTGTCCAATAGTTGAAGTGCCTGATTGAGAGTTGGTATACGATCTTCGATTCCATAACCAGCAGCAAGTCCCATAACATCACGCATAAGAACTGCACCATCTGGCCCTGTTCCTTGCCCGTATACGTTTGATATGTTGTCGAACAATCCTTGTGGGAGAATATCAGTTTGACCAACCAATAGGCTCAAATCAGAACCATCTACCATGGTTGCCATTGTTTCACCAAGCTCGCCCAGGGACGAAACAGCACCTGTGCTTATGTCTTGTAGTTTGCTTCCAAGGTCGGCGAAGTCAGTGAACGATTTACCAAGGTTTCCATCAAGAACTTTGGTTACGTCTGTGAGGTCACCAAGTTTATTTAGATTTAGACCAGAACCCATAACCTGTTGAATGTCTATGAGGTCGGTTAGGTTCGTCACGCCATTCAATACTTCTTGTAGCTTGCCCTGATATAATGGGTTGGTTAGGTCGTCTAATGGAATACCAACACTTTCGATGGTCTGTGCAATGTTTCCAATGTCGCCAAGGCCGTTGTCTAAAAGCTGTGAAGCAATCTGACCGGGTTGCATAAGGTTGCCAAAATCAGCTACATTTCCAAACTTGCCCAATGAAGTGAAACTGGTTCCGAGGTCACCAAATGAACCTGATAATCCATCCGTGAGACTCCCCATACCGTTTGTTAGAAGTTGGTCGAAGTTGCCGATTGCATCCCCTAAGAAACCGCCATCTGTAAAGTTCTTGGCAATACCTGATATGCCACCAAAATCGGTGCCCAATGCACGTGTGATTGTGGGCATTAGGTCAAGGCTGCTCAGACTGAATGCTTGAACTTGGTCAAAGATTTGAAGGCCGGAACTGATGTCGGCTGGAATAAACTGTGTTGCGTGTGCTTGAATAGATGAAACAAGGCTACTGGGATCGGTCATGAGTGACGAATATTCTGGCAATACACCGCCTGTTAGTGATGCGGCCAACTCGGACCCGAAACTTGTGCTTGATACGGCACCGGCTGCTGCACTTGATATTGCAGTAACGGGATTTAATAGAGTATCACCAACTGACCCACTGGCAACAGATATTGCACCTTGTGCCGATGCAAACACCGGGTTTGATGTAACTGCATTCATAATGTTTGCCGACTTTGGAACCATGGCAGTTACGCCACCAAGGGCACCACCAAAAAATCCAAATCCACCAACTGATAATCCCGCAATCTTACATGCCATGCTTTTATCCTATAATCACTTTTGTGCTGCCAGTTGCACGAGGATCACCGCATGTATCTATGTCGCCAACTCTTAATACTGGCTTACCTTCGACTGTAACTTTCTTGCTGCCGCCCGTGGTGGATGCAGCACAATGTGCCGCACACCCATCTGCTGGGCAACATGGGTGTGGTGTTACTCTAATGCCGGGGTAACAAAGAGGGCGACCATCAACAAGAACTTTAGTCGAACCTGTGGTGGTCGCTCCCCCTGCTGAGTTTATATCACCCCTGCGAACTGCTTGTGAGGCCATCTAGTGCGTTTGCTCCTGCAACTTGGATTCCTGATGTACTCTGGATGTAACTTTTTTTGATGTCGTCACGTGGAGTGGTGACAATAGCTACGCCAGACTTCTGAATCTCTACACTCTTATTTATGTCCATACAAAACACACTTGGCTGCATGTCGAGGACTGGTTCGCCTTTTTCGTTCTGAATGATACCAACCGATGCTGGCTTCTTGACTTTGTAATAGATGGCGTTTTCACTCACAAGTTTGCCAAGGACTTCTTCTCCATTGGTCAGTTTGAATACTAGGATATCGCCTTCATTGTAACTACTTTGAACTAACATTTTTTTCCTTTTTCTGTTATGTTATGTATTTGGGTTTAGCTCCAATCTCTGATTTGTTGTTCGGTCATAACTTGCAGACCTTGATTGCCACCCGGCACTGCTTTGCCGTTGATGTAAATCTGTGGCACTGTTTTGTGTCCTTGTGTTTTTAGGAAGTCACGTGTGCCGGGTGTGTTGGCTACATCAATCTCTTCATATTCCAAACCCATTTCATCTAGGCGAACCTTTGCTGCCACACAATGCGGGCAATCGTGTTTTGTATAAAGTTTAATATCGTTCATGTTTTTAATTTCCATCCTTTTGTTTTTCCTTTCCTTGGGATTCCCCAAGGGTTATTCTCTTGTATCTGTTTCTTTAGTGTCGATAAACTTAAATCGTTTTCTTTACAGAAATCCCTTAGTTCCCCACCGTAAAGTATATGCTCGCCGCCCTCCGGCGAGGTAAGAGTATATTTTTTACTATTCTTGTTGAGTTTTCCAACTTTGAGTTTTGCTTTTTCCCCAATCTTTCGTTTGGCTTCATCACTGTGATGTTTCCCCCACATGGCGTTATTCTCACCGGAGTTCATTTCTCTAAACTTATTTTTTGTCTCTTCGCTATGGTTACGGCCTTTGAACCAACCGCCAGCTTCAAGCTGCAACTTATGTCTTTTTGCTCGCTGTTCTTCTGCTCGTTCAGGACCATATATTTCTTCGTATGTCTTTCCTTTGTGGTTTGGTGGCCGGTTATTCTCGCAGACATTGGTCAAGATTCCATCTGGTTCGTATCCCTTGCGTCCATATTTTTTGATAAGCTCTTCTTCTATATTATAAGCAAGGGTTTCATCAACTATATCTTCTGCGATAAACTCTATTCTTGGTTCCAAACCTTCGGCCCGTATTGCAGCAATCTTATTGTCTTTATATTTGTTGTGTTCCCGTGAAATGTCCCACAGATGCTGTTGTGCCCTCGTACCAGTTCCTTTTCCTACGTAGAAAGGTTGATTTGTTCGGGGGTCTACTATTTGATATACATAATACATAACTTCATTCTCCTGATTGTATTTATCAAGAGAGCAACTATAGTAGTTATTTTTACCCAATACCTGTTCTTTTTTCCGGCCAAAAATAATGTAATGGTCTGGGTATGGTGTTATGTCAATATAACCGTCATTATCCCACACCGAATGCTGGATTGCCTGATATGTTCCAAACCCGCTTAGAAAATAATATCCAATAACTTTCTTTCCACCGTATATGGACGTTTGTATCCGTACATTGTTATGACAATCATTTTTTTCATAGGATGGTATTGCTTCAACCTTTACACCACCAATCCAATCACATCCTATTTTTTTGGCAAACTCTTTGGCTTCATCTATGTGCGGGTTGGACCACATTTATAGTTCAAATCCTTTGAATGTATCATCATCAATATCCTGTTTAGTTCCCCCCATAACATATGAACTTATCTGCGTTTGTTGTGGTGCTACTTGAACTTCGCTGCCGCTAATCCACTTTTGTGTCCATGGTAATGGATTCGCCTGTGGAACTTTATATGGTGATGGTAGTTTGATGGCGAGAAGACGCTTGTGTGCAATCCACTCTACATACTGGTTCAATAGTTCTTCATTCAACCCAATCATCGACCCGTCTTTGAAAAGGTAATGTGCCCATGCCTTTTCTTGTGCTACCACATCTGTGAAGATTTCAAGGCACTCGTCCTTTGTCTCTTCTGCAATCTTCTTGAAGTCTGCGTCGTCTTGTGGTAACAGCTTTATCATTTGTTGAGTTGCCCCAAGGTGAATGTTCTCATCACGACAAATCAACTTGATGATTTTGGCGTTGCCTTCCATCTTCTTGAGTTCGGCGAACGCCCATGCACATGCAAAGCTCACATAGAAGCGAACACCTTCAAGTGCATTGACCGAGTTGATAGCAAGCCAGATACGCTTCTTTAGCTCGTAATCCGACATCGTTCTTTTGTCGTTACGCCATTTGTGTGTGGCGTCAATCAACTCATCGTAATGTTTTGATACCGACTCGGCACACGCCATTACTTCTGGGTTGTCATATACTGTATCAAAAACCGTTGATGGGTTTGAATACACGTTACGAATGATATAGGTATATGAACGACTGTGAATCGTTTCGTTGAACGACCACGTTTCAATGAATGCTTCAAGCTCTGGCAACGTTGCCAATGGCAAGAACGCAAGGTTAGGTGACCGCCCTTGAACACTATCCAATATAATCTGACGTTTGAGGTTGCTCGAAAAAATGTGCTGCTCAAATGGCGTCAGGTCTTTGAAGTCTTTTGCATCACGTGTGATATCAACTTCTTGTGGTGTCCAAAAGAAACCAATCATCTTTTCGGTCAGCTTCTCGAAGGTAGGATACTTCACATGTTCATATCGTTGCATACCCATTGCCTCGTCCAAAAACATCTTGGATTTGGTATGGTCTTTTTGTTTATTGAATACGCTCACTGATTATCCTCGTCGTGTCCTTTTTTTATTGCTTCTTCCGTTGCTGCTGCTAAATCAACAGTCTGCTGATAAATCTCTTCGGCAAGAGCCACCATCTTATCCGCCCCCGGTCCCGTCGCTGCTCTTTTTGCACGGGCCAATGCACTTTCGGCGGTATTCTTCATATCGTCTAGAGTGTTCATTAGTTCTTCTTCTCGTTCTGGTGTCATCCCCATTCCATTATTACCTCTTCTTCTGTTTCTTCGTCATATACACATACTTCATCGTTCTCATTTATATATGTTTGTAGGTCTTCGCCATCTGGTGTAAGCCGTATCGTACCAATCTCAGAACCATAAAAACAAATTTGCTTGCGTTTGTTCTCTACGATTGTCTCTCTCTTTTGAGGTAATCCGAATACTTCGGTTGGTCTGTTCATTATGAATGTTTCTCCCACTGTTTATAATCTTTACTAACGCATAAGTTATATGAATGTTTTTTTCTAAACCATCCGATTAAATCACGCAGCTTTCGCAGTCATCATCATCAAAATCAATAAGCGTTTCTTCTACCTTGTTATCTTCTTCGGTGTCATATTCCTTTTGACCATCATTGGTATTGAAATAGTATAACGTTTTGATTCCCATTCGGAATGCAAACAACATATCCTTCAAAAGAACACTCATTGGAATCTTCTCGTCTTCGTAGAAAGCTGGGTTATAGCTGGTGTTTGTCGAAATAGATTGGTCGATATATTTCTGCAATACAGCCATAATCTTTAGGTAGCCTTCGGGAGACTTCTGGTCCCATAGGAGTTCGTATTTATTCTTTAGTCGTGGGTAACCCGGCACAACTTGCTTCAACACGCCATCCTTAGATTGCTTGACTGACACATAAGAACGTGGTGGTTCAATGCCATTTGTGCTGTTGCTGATTTGTGCTGATGTCTCGGCTGGCATAAGAGCCATGAGTGTGGCGTTACGGATGCCGGTGACCTTTAGCTGCTCACGAAGCTCTTGCCATGGCATACGCTCTTTGTGCGTTACCAACTCATCGACTGTCTTTTTGTATGTGTCGATAGGAAGGATGCCATCGCTGTAGCGTGTGTTTGCGTTTAGCTCACATGCACCTTTCTCGGCTGCAAGGTCTGCACTTGCCTTGATAAGATAGTAGCTCCATGCTTCTGCATACTCATCCACGAGTTCCAAGTTAGGGTCGGAATAAGTGGAGCCATGCTTAGCAAGGAAGTATGCTAGATTGATGATCCCTACACCTAATGGCCTGTAGCCTTTTGAATGTAGTTCAGCAGCAAGCACGGGATATTTCTGATAGTCGAGTAGTGCGTCAAGACCACGAACAGCAAGTTCGCATGGTCGTTTGAAATCGTCAGGGTCACGAACGTTACCCCAGTTCATAGCCGACAACGTGCATAAAGCAATCAACCCGTTCTCGTCTTTCAAGTCGTCAAGTGGTTTGGTTGGCAGGGCAATCTCTTGGCAGTTATGAACCAACACATCGTTAGCAAAAAAGTTTTCTGTGTCTTTTACTGTTATGTCGTATACGGCTTCTCGTTTTGCTAATTTAGTTACTTTTGCCATTTATCATTCTTCCTTGTTTCCATCCA